AGCAAGCGCCCATACGGTGCAAGCCAGAAAGCAACTAAGCAACTTTATGCCTTGTACTCACAGCGCCTTGCTGAAGAGACAAAAGCACAGCAACAGAATTATCCACCTAAAGTCCACTACTCCCGCCGATAAGGACCAGCAATGACAACTAGAAAATATTCCTCACGCTCACAGCAGACTACGCTGACTGGTGCGCTTTCCTCATCTGGTACATCAGCAACTGTTGTATCTGGTACAGCACTCCTTGGTGGTGTAACAATCTCTGCGGGTGAAACTTTTACCGTAGTAATTGACCCAGATACAGCACTTGAAGAAATTGTAGACGTTACGGCGGTAAGCACTAACACTCTTACAATCACTCGTGGCATTGATGGTTCAACTGGACAGGCTCACTCCGCTGGAGCAGTAGTTCGCCATATGGCTATCGGTAGAGACTATCGTGAAGCCAATACTCACATTGAAGCAACAACAGGACACGGTGCAACTGGAGCAGTAGTTGGTACAACTAACACCCAGACCCTGACTAACAAGACTTTAACTAGCCCAACACTTATAACCCCAGCCCTTGGAACTCCAGCATCTGGTGTTATGACAAACGTAACTGGGCTTCCACTAACAACTGGCGTAACTGGAACTCTTCCAGTAGCCAATGGTGGTACTGGTGTTACAACCTCAACTGGTTCTGGTGCTAACGTACTTGGAACTAGCCCAACAATCTCTAGTCCGACTATTACTGGTACTGGCGCTATTGCTGGTACATTTACTGGAAACATCACAGGTAACGTAACTGGAAATGTAACAGGTAACGTGACTGGCAACGTAACTGGTTCATCTGGTTCTACTACAGGTAACGCAGCAACAGCCACAGCCCTAGCCACGGGACGCACAATTAGCCTTACGGGAGACGTAAGCGGCACATCTGCATCCTTTGATGGAACTGCTAATGCAAGCATTACAGTAGCCTATGCAGCCAATAGTATCGTTAATGATGATATCAACGCTTCTGCAGCAATTGATAAGACTAAAATTTCTGGTACTGCCATTACTGCTGGAGATACTGGTACTGTAACAAGTACAATGATTGCAGATGGCACTATTGTTAATGCAGATATTAACGCATCGGCTGCTATTGACTGGACAAAAATTGCTCCATCATCCACAGTATCTGCTACTGAACTTGGATATTTAGATGGTGTTACATCAGCAATTCAGACTCAATTAGATGCCAAACTAGGAACATCTACCGCAGCGAGCACATATGCTCCGTTATCAAGCCCAGCGTTGACTGGTATTCCTACTGCTCCAACAGCAGCAGCAAATACTAATACAACTCAGGTTGCTACTACTGCTTATGTTCAAACTGAAATTAATGATTTAATTGCTTCAGCGCCTGGTGCATTAGATACACTTAATGAGTTGGCTGCAGCACTTGGTAATGACGCATCATTTTCGACTACTGTAACTAACAGCCTAGCAACTAAGTTACCTCTGGCTGGTGGAACAATGTCAGGCGCGATAGCAATGGGTTCAAACAAGATTACTGGTCTTGGAACTCCTACTACGACTGGTGATGCTGCTACTAAAGACTATGCTGATACTAAGTTACCACTAGCGGGTGGCACTATGTCTGGTGCTATTGCTATGGGTACTAACAAAATTACAGGTCTTGGAGACCCAATCAACGCACAGGATGCAGTAACCAAGAACTACATTGATACAGCAGTACTTGCACCTAGTAACCTTACAGGTCCAATTACATCTGTAGGCAACGTAACATCTATTGCCTCACAGACTGGTACTGGAACTAAGTTTGTAATGGATACAAGCCCAACGCTTGTGACTCCCGTACTTGGTGTGGCTACTGCTACATCTATCAACGGTACAACTATTCCAACAAGCAAGACTCTTGTGGCTACAGACTCAACTGCATATGTTGTGCCTAGCCAGACTGGTAACTCAGGCAAGTATCTGACTACAGATGGAACTACTTCATCTTGGGGAACCGTTGCTGGTTACTCAGCACCAACCTTGGGTTCAACATCTATAACCTCTGGTTCAACTAATACAACTTTGATTGGATTTACAAAATTACGGTCAAATGCGTTTACATCTTTAGACGCAAATTCATATGAACAAGACATCGCTATTATGAATATAATGGGCGCTTGGTAACGAAAGGGTAGTAACTAATGGCTACAACAACTAAAGCACTAGGACGTGGAGCGTTTGCTACATCGTCTGGAACACTATATACAGTACCCGCATCAACTACTGCAGTAGTAACCAATATCGCTATAACTAATACTGCTGGTTCAGCAGGAACTTTTAGTCTTAGTCTTAACGGTACTGCGCTACATACAACTACTGCTATTGCTGCCAATTCAACAGCATATGTTGACTTAAAGCAAGTACTTTCTGCAACTCAAACAATTACTGGTTTAGCATCAGCAACAACAATTAACTATCATATTAGTGGAGTGGAGATAGCGTAATGGGTTACTCAATATTTCCTACAGCAGCGGCGGCAACATATAGCCCTACTGTTCCCTCTTTGCAGCATACTATAACTTCAACTCAAACATTTACCGCTAATGGTTCACCAGCAGTAATGTATGCTTTGGTTTACGGAGCAGGAGGCGGCGGAGGAGGAACTGGTGGCGGTCCCTATTCAGGAACTGGTTCAAGCGGTGCAGGTGGTAGTGGTGGTGTAGTTGCTGGTTTTGTTTCACCGACAATGAGAGCCGTTACAATTGGAGCAGCAGGTACTGCTGGTACTGCTGGCGCAACCAACGGTACTGGTGGTAACGGTGGCACTGGAGGCACTACTTCTTTTGCTGGATTAAGAGCAACTGGTGGTTCTGGCGGCAACGGTGGTCCAACTGCTGGTGCAAACCAACCAGGAGCAGCGGCTGGCGACCCTAATGGAGTTGCAGGGGTTACGACAACTGGTGGTGTTATGTCGTGGTCTGCAGATGCTGCTTTCAATTCATCAACATATTGTTCTGGTGGGAATGGTGTATCAGGAACAAAAAATGTTGCTGGCAATGCTGGCAAGCAGGGCGTAGTTTATATTTACTACTAGGAGTTTATCTATGAAAGAAAAACTTTACGCTATACTAGACAAAGACAATATTGTAACCGATGCTTGGTTTGCATTATCTTTGGAAGAAGCGCAACAGGACAACCCAGATAAAACCATATTTGAACTAACACCTAATGGCATTTCAAGCGTTCAAATAGGACAAAAAATTGAAAGGATATAAATATGGCAAACTATGCAGTAATTTCTGAAAACAAAGTAAGAAATGTAATTGTTTGTGATTCAAAAGAAATAGCAGAAGAAATAACTGGACACACCTGTGTTGAGTATTCTGATTCCAACCCAGCCCATATTGGACTAGGTTATATTGATGGCGTGTTTGAGCAGCCAGCAGTAGACTAATCTGCTATCATACTTTGTATGAAAACAATTCATTATCTTGCTGGTTTGCCCAGAAGTGGCAATACAGTTTTATCTTCTATTTTGAATCAAAATCCTGCTTTTTATAGTAGCCCACTAAGTCCAACGACTGATTTGGCTTGGGCTATAGTTAGGGAGTATGCGCAGAATGTTAATGCTTTACGAAATCCAAATCACGAAGCATTGAAGAATGTTCTAAAGGGAATGCAGCATAGCCTGTATGAAGATGTAGAACAATCTATTATTTTTGATAGAGAAAAATACTGGGCAACACCAGCAAACTTATCTTTACTTAAAGATGCTATTAATCCCAACCCAAAGATAATTTTTACAACAAGAAATATCTTAGAGATTTTAGTATCTTATATTAAAGAGGCTAGAACAAATCCATTTATTGATAATTTAATGGAAGAAAAAGACTTTTATCCTAGATTTTATTTACCAATAGATGATGCCAGGTGTGAATTTATTATGAGTCAAGACTATCAGGTATCAAAAGCAGTAATGGGTTTATCTTTTGCTATGCAAGAAAAACATAAAGACAACTTTCACTTTGTAGACTATAACAATTTAATGAATAATCCAAAAGAAATTATGAAAGGTATATATAAGTTTCTTGGGGTTGATTATTTTGAACACGATTTTCAAAATATAGTTAAAAAAGAAGTTGATAATTATAAAGCCGTTGGTGAATCAAAAACTTTGCATTATGTAAGAAAGTCTCTAAATAAAATATCAGAAAAACCAGAAGATGTTTTATCTCCTTATATAATTAATAAGTATAGGGATGCTACATTTTGGAGCCATTAGAAAATACTTTATTTTTTATTGAGGGAATAAAAGATTTAAGTCAATATACTTCTGCGCCTTTACCAGCAAAATCTTTGCTTCCAGAATGGTATAAATCAATTATACCCAATAAACAGGTTCCTAATCTAAAATCTTGTTTGCCTTTTTTTGATGCTATGAGCAGCGGGTATACTCAAGTAACTTGGGCAGATATAGAAGTAAAACGCATAGATGACTCTATAGAATTAGTAGTTAAACATAATCTTTCCTTAGTTGAAAAACGAGAAACTAAAAGTGTTGTTTCATATACTGGTGAGTACGAAGATACTGAGTTCATATGGCAAAGGTACTGGATACCTAAACTGCCAGTTGGTTATAGCGCTCTAATTACCCACCCATTAAACCGTATAGACTTGCCATTTACAACAGTATCAGCCATAGTGGATGTTGATGAGTTCTTTCATTTTCCAGTTGCCAATATACCTTTTTATATCAAGTCTGAATTTGAGGGAGTAATACCTAAGGGAACTCCTATGTATCAGATTATACCTATTAAAAGGGATAATTGGGATACAGATATAATAGCCTTTGACCCACACACTCAAAAAGAAAATGATACTATTATTAAAGAGATTGGAAAATCTCCCTATAGAAAGTTTTTTTGGAAGAAAAAATACTATAGTAAATAATTGGGGGCAAAGTGATTATACAAATTATAGGACTACCAGGTGCAGGTAAAACTGCACTAGCAACAGAACTTGCTGCTCGTATTAACGCAGTTCATTTCAATGCAGATGATGTACGTGCTGACCTTAATAAAGACTTAGGGTTTAGCGCAGAGGACAGAGTTGAACAGGCTCGCCGTATGGGTGCGCTAGCACGCCTTACAAGTAAGCAGGGGTTCATTACTATCTCTGACTTTATCTGCCCTACTGAACAGACTCGTGAAGCCTTTGGAAAGCCAGACATTCTTATATGGGTTGACCGTATTAAAGAGAGTCGCTTTCCTAATACAGATGCTATCTGGGAGCAACCTAAGGCTGACCTACGCATTGAAGATGGTCTAACCATTGAAGAAGAAGTGCAACTTGTAATCAGCACTTTTGGATTATATGACTGGCGTAAGCCAACAACTCTTATGCTAGGTCGTTATCAACCCTGGCACGAGGGACACCACGCCTTGTACGCAGAGGCTATGAACCGTACAGGGCAAGTAATGCTTGGAGTACGGGACACTCAAGGCACAAGTGAAAAAGACCCGCTATCCTTTAGTCAAGTCAAAGACTTCATTAGCAAAGACCCAGTAATGGATAAGGCTATGGTAATCAAAGTACCTAACATTACTAATATTGTTTATGGTCGTGATGTAGGATATAAGATTGAGCGGGTAAAGTTAGGGGATGAAATTGAATCTATTTCGGCTACTGAAAAACGTAAAAAACTCGGTATCTAAATTGTTAGACTTTCTATCATTAGGGGCTGGACAATGAAAGTAACTAAGGCTCGTTCGTTTACCAAGTCTCTTAGTTATCGCATCTTTGGGACTCTTAGTTCCTTTGTCGTTGCTTATATTATTACTGGAAAAGGAAGCCTATCGGCTTTAATTGCTTTCTGGGAAACAGTTGTAAAAGTTGGTATCTATTACTGGCACGAAAGAATCTGGGACAAGATTTCCTGGGGTAGAAAAAACAAATAACAAAAAACCCGCTTCGGCGGGTTTTTTTATTAAGGAGATATAGTGGCTGGTCGCGATATAACCGAAGGTAGAGCCAATCGCTCTATCGCAGTTGACGTAGGTGTCGTTTCATCTACTGCCACCTGGCAGAACACCGATATGTCTTATGACGTAGCACTAGGTGGTTTGCCATTTATCTATGCTATCAGCGATGCACGTCCATACACACGTCAGACTGCACCCTTTCGTAAGGACCAGTTTGACAATGGGACAGAGCCAGGTGAGCAGTCACTTACTGGCTGGTGGATTAGAAGTCAGACATCGTTCCACTCTGGTTCAGGCATTAAGTTCTATGACCCTGCAACTACAGACGAGAATGGACACTACCGCTTTACTGATAGCAAAGGCGTAAATGTCTGGACTAAAGGACAGGTAACTCTTCTTAAGTCTTGCACAGAGGGACACGTAACTACTGGTGCTATTGCATCTAATGGCGTAGCACAACAACATATGCGCTCTATCAAATGGAGCACCTTTACTGGCGCACTACTGCACGATGGCTATGACGTAGACAAGATTAAAGTAGATGACCCAAGCAACCCAGTTCACTTCATTGACTACAATGCTGGCGCTGGCGTGTATCCAGTCTATGCAATCTGCGATGATGGAACCAATGCTTACTGGGTTACAAATAAAACTTCTGGTGGAACAACTAAGTTTACTGTGTATGGAAAACCTCTAACTGGAGATTCCAGCAACACAGCAGATGAGTTCAAGGTGTTTGACAATAGCCAGATTGTATCTCACGCTATAGTTGACTATGTAAAGTCTCGCTTGGTTATCTGCGCTGACAATAAAGTATATGAGTCAGCCCCTGTAGCAGCATCAACTCCAACACTTGTCTACACTAATCCTTCTACTTCATTTGTATATACAAGTATTACTGCATCTGGTCCAGCCATCTACATCTCTGGCTACAATGGCGCACAGTCACAGATTGAGAAGTACACACTTTCAACTGCTGGCGTAATGCCAACTCTTTCTCAGGCAGTAGTTGCAGCAGAAATGCCAGTTGGTGAAATCATTCACAAGATTCACTACTACCTTGGCTATATGGTAATCGGAACTAATAAGGGTGTCCGCGTTGCTACAGTATCTGACCAAGATGGTTCAATCAACTATGGTCCACTAATCGTAGAAACAACTCAGCCAGTCTATGACTTTGCTGGTCGTGACCGTTTCATATGGGCAGCAGCATCTGTTGCTGGTGAGCCAGGACTTATCCGCATTGACCTAGGTAATGAAATAGAACCATTGCGCTTTGCTTACGCAAACGATGTTTACTATGACGGCATTACTGGACACGTAACAACCGCTGTTTGCTTTGATGGTAATACAGACCCTTCTGTAACTGACCGACTTATGTTTGCCACCGCCTATGCCTCATCGGCTAATGGTGCTGTATATGTAGAAGACTCAACAACTCTGCGTACTACTGGCTATCTGACTACAGGAAACATTCGCTATGGAACTCTTGAGCCTAAAAACTTCAAGCGTTTATTAGGACGTGGTGACTTCACCTATGGTTCTATGACTCTGGAAACTGTAGACAAGAATGGCATTGAGTATGACCATATCTCATACGATTCATCTGTTCCGCCTATTGAAGTAGGTACATCTAATCCAGCAACCGCGCAAGAGTATGTTGCATTTAAGTTTGTTCTATATCGTGATGGCACAACTTCATCTGCTGGTCCCACATTCAAGGGCTATCAGGCTAAGGCAACCATTGCTACTCCACGTCAGCGTGTGATGCAGTTCCCAGTCTATTGCTTTGACATTGAGACTGACCGCTTCAACACTATGACTGGCTATGAAGGCAGAGCCTTCGACAAGATTCAGTTGCTAGAAGATATCGAAGAGACGGGTGACGTAATCACTTGGCAAGACTTAACTACTGGCGAATCTCGCCAAGCAGTTATTGAACAAATCTCATTCACTCGTATGACTCCACCTGATAAGCGCTTTGATGGCTTTGGTGGAGTAATTAACATAACCATCAGAACGGTATAAAATGACAGCGCAAGATTGGGCTGCGCTTGTCGTAGCAATTATGACTATTGTGGCTGGGTTTGCCACGCTCATACGATGGCTAGTAAAGCATTACTTGTACGAGTTAAAACCAAATGGGGGCGGTTCCGTTAAAGACCAAGTGAACCGATTGGAAGAACGAGTTGACCAAATTTATGTCCTTCTTTGCGAGAGAGACAAGTAGAAAATTAAGCGTTTTATGTCTAGTGTTTGGCACATCATTCTTCTTTTCACCAACAGCAGAAGCAGCAAATACTGGTCAGATAACAGTAGTCTGCGCTAATGATGCTGGTGAACAAAAAGCATTCAGCGTAGGCTGGAGTAATACCGAACCTTTCTTTAATGGTAAGGGTGATATTGCTGCGTTATTTTGTGCTATTGCTGCTGGACCATATAAGACTTTTATAAGTACAACTGTTACTGATATGTCGTTGCGCTTTTATTCTGGATTGATACCACCTACACAGACATCTACTGTTGTAGTTGAACCAACTCCAGAACCAAGCCCATCACCTAGCCCTGTTGTAAGTCCCAGTCCTGAGCCTCAGCCCGTTGTTGCTGAAACTGTGACAGCGCCTTCCGCTTCTCCGACTCCTGTAGTCTCCGATACTTCAACCGTATCTGTTGTTGAGACTGCAACCGTTTCACCTGAAACCTCAACCTCCGTTGTTGAATCTGTGACTGTCGTAGTTCAAACGCAAGAATCCCTGACAGTATCGTCAGAGACAATGACAGCAACTGAAACGCAAACAGTGAATGCAACACCTAAACCTCCTGTTATTCCTAATCCTGAACCTATTGTAGCACCAGAGCCTCCTGTCGTAAGACCTGAACCTGTTGCTATTCCTGACCCACCTCCACCTGCGCCTGAACCAACACCCGTTCCAGACCCAGCACCTGAGGTAGCACCAGAACCTTTACCTGAGCCTGAGCCAGCGCCTGAGGTTGCGCCTGACCCTGCGCCCGAACCTGAACCAATCCCAGAAGTAGAACCTGAACCAGCCCCTGAACCTGAGCCTCCAGTCGTAGAGCCAGAACCTGAAGTCGCTCCAGAACCCGCTCCCGAACCGCCTGTTGTGGCAGAACCAGAGCCAGTTAAGCCAGAGCCTGTTGAAGAACCTCATCCCCCTATGGTAGCAGACAAGAATGCAACAGATGCAGAGAAGGCTGAAGTTGCTAACGCAATTATTGAGGCAGCAGGTGGGCAACCAGTAACAGCAGCAGCGATAGCAGATGCTGGACTTACTTATGCTGACCTACCTCCAGAGACTCCTGTTGAGGTGCGTACAGACAAAGATGGTAACGAAGTAGTTATCACGGCAGAGGTAGCAGCAGCACTCTTAGTGCTCGAAAACCCTGCAGAACTTATCAACGCAATCTTCACTGACCCAGCGCAAGCCTTGCTTGCTATTGGCAGCATTGGTGCAGATATGTCAGACCAAGAACGTCACGAATCACAGCAAACAATCGTTGCAGCAGTCATCGCTGGACAGGCTGCAGTATCCGCAGCAGCAGGTGCAGCAGGAGCATATAGGAGAAAACCGTGAAGATACTAAAAGATATGATTGAACAGTTGTGGACTTTGCTAGGTATGTTTATTGCCTGGGTAGTCCTTGATGGTTCAGCAAAGCAAGTTGTAGGCGTTGCTATCTTTGCAACCCTATTTGCGTGGGCTGTTACTTACCCACTTAGAAACCCAAAGGACGAATAATGGAAACCTTCAAGAATGTAATGATGAGAATTTTTGCTGTGATTGCAGCAGAGTCTCTTGGTGTTATCGGTGCTGGCTCTCTAGTCGGTATCGAAGTATGGCAAGCAGGAGTACTGGCTGGCGCACTTGGTGCAGCCCGTGTACTTGAAGCCCTTGCCCGCTTCTACCTAGCCGATGGTCACCTATCAGCAGATGAAATCAATGAAGCCTTTGCCAAGGTTGACAAGAAAGCGAGTGAGTAATGGGACAACGTATGGACTTCATCGCAGTAGCCAAAGGCGAACTCGGTGTAATTGAAGGACCAAAGGACAACGAGACTAAGTACGGTGCATTCACCAAAGCAAACTTCCTACCTTGGTGTGGGTCATTTGTTATGTGGTGTGCCAACGAAGTTGGCTTGAAGATTCCTAACTGTGTATCAACAGTTGCAGGAGCAACAGCATTTATGAAGAAGAACCAATGGGAGAAGGCAGAAGAAGCAATTCCTCTTCCAGGCGATGTTGTGTTCTTTGACTTTCCTAACGATGGCGTTGACCGAATCTCACATATTGGGATTGTAGTCAAGGACAACGGTGATGGAACGGTTACCTGTATCGAAGGCAATACTGCTCCAGATAAGAAGGGTGACCAGCGCAACGGAGGGCAGGTATGCCTCAAGGTGCGTGCTTACAAGAAGAAGAACGGCTCAAAGTTGAGAAAGTCTCAGGCTGTAACCATCGTTGGTTTTGGCAAGCCAGTCTTCAAGTCTTAAGGAGAAACCAATGAAAGACAAGTTCACACAGATTGCACTCTCTTATGGTCGTGCAGCATTCGCGGCTGTAATGGCACTATACCTTGCAGGTGAGACAAGCCCTAAGGCTTTGCTCGCAGCAGGAGTTGCAGCAGTCGCAGGTCCAGTACTTAAGGCGCTAGACTCAACAGCGCCAGAGTTCGGACGCGGTTCCAAGTAACTCTCATACGCCTTAGAAGGCGGTTTTAAGACACGTAGCCCCTCATCGGTAGGTATCAACCTACCCTTGGGGGGTTATTTGTCATTTACGGCGTGTCGTTTTGGAGAGTCAGGTTTGGGTATGTGTACAATTAAATTATTAGTAGATAATAATTACTATATATAGGCGCTAAGGCGCCTATATATAATATATATATTATATAATAATACCTATTCAAAAAGTGAATGAATATTAGATAGGTCCCCTCATTGAGTCACCTCCTGTCCTCTGAGGGGGTCTATCTAAACAACTACGACAGGAGCAATTATGTGGAATCCATTTAAGCATTACCAAACACATCACGATATTGACTGGGGATTGACTGAACTTTCAGTTGCAATCCTTAATCTTCAAGAGTCAGTTAAAGAACTTCGTGAAGAAGTAGATTACCTAGTAGACTTCTTAGATGATTAAACTAGATGAGTATGTTCTACCCGAACACATCTCTTACTCCGCCTTCACGACCTACCTTACGTGCGGTTATCAGTACTATCTTGGGCGTTTGCTCCAAGTTCCTGAGGAACCTAGTATCTGGTCAGCGGGTGGAAGAGCCTTCCACTACGCAGCAGAACTCTGGGACTTAGAGAATGAGTAACGTTCTATGGGACAAGGCTTGGGCTAAAGAAACAGAAGGACTAAATCTTGAGACTGCTCGTAGAGCAGGTAGGGAAACAAAAGAAAATCCAAACAAGGAAGACGGAGTTTGGTGGAACAATAATGGTTCCAAGTGGGTAGATAACTACATCACTTGGCGCAAGAACAATCCTAACTGGAAAATCTGGACAACCCCACAAGGTGCACGTGCTATCGAACTGGAACTGAACCCAGTAATTGCAGGTGTTCCAGTCAAGATGTTCATTGATAGAATCTTTGAGGTAGACGGACAACTGGTAATAGTTGACCTCAAGACATCACGTGCAAAACCAACATCTGATTTACAACTGGGCTTTTACAAGGTCGGTGTAGAGCAGATGATTGGAGCAGAAGTCAATCTAGGAAACTACTGGATGTCTCGTGAATCGGGGACAGGGGAGATGATTGACCTAAGTAGATATACGCTGGACACGCTTGAATACTTTGTTGATGGCTTTGATAAAGCCCGCAAGGCTGGTATATTTCTACCGAACCTACAATCGTGCAATTTCTGTGGACTCACAGAGCATTGCCAATTCACTAAAAAAGGAAACAAATGACAACAGAAAACTGGAAACTACAAGTTAGTTACAAGACATCTGCGGGGGATATGATTAACATTCGTGCTAACACAGCCGATGAACTATCAGTATTGCTTGAAGGTATCTCAGACTACTCAACACAAATTGCAGCAACTGCAAAGATGCTCAACGCAGCAACGGTGGCAGCCCCTTTGGCGACCACTACTTCAACTCCAGACACTCCAGTCTGGGCTACTTCCGCAACCGCCCCGACAGCACCAGCATCCGCTACGGGGGCAGGGATGTCTACACCAACCTGTATTCACGGAGCACGAATTTTCCGACAGGGAGTAAGCAAGACAACGGGCAAGCCTTACGCATTCTGGGCGTGTCCAACTCCGCAGGGAACGCCAGACCAATGCAAGCCTCAGAACTAATACAAGACGAAATGCTATAAGAATTGGTAGAGGGTGGTTACGTGGGGAAGGTAGCCACTCTCTTCCAACTTAAGACAGGAGATATGAATGAGAACTTTAGTAAGAAGCGTAGGAAGGGCAGACATCGGCGGAGAGCCGTTGCCCTCTGTATTCAAAACATTTGATGCAAACAAAATTATATTTCGTAGAGCAGAAGTCTCTATGCTTGCTGGTACTCCAGGAGTTGGTAAGTCAACCCTTGCTCTAGCGCTTGCGCTAAGAATGAAAGTACCTAGCAGATCGGAAGAGCACACGTCTGAACTCCAGTCACGTTTCGGAATCTCGTATGCCGTCTTCTGCTTGAAAAAAAAAGAATAA